GAGGCCAGGCAGGCCATGGAACAACAGTTCCGTGATGCCAGCGCAGAAAAAGATCAGCGCATCAAAGAGCTAGAGGCTCGTGTCAGAGATCTGGAGCTGACTGCCCCCGCTGTCAGTGCCCTCTCAGAAATCGTTCATGACCCTGATCTGGTCATGCGGAACTACCTGAAGGACAAAGAGATCCAACAGGGCAACAACGGCCCTGTGGTGGTTGATGGCTATGAGCGCATCCCTGTTGCTGATTGGGCCCGCAACAACGTCCCTGATTGGGTGCAGAAGGC